AGCGTAAACTTGAAGCAATGGTTCGTGGATTTGCTTTAGATATCGTTAGGATTGCTATAAAACACACTCCACTTGGAGATGCAAAACAATACCCATTGTGGTATCAACGTAGGTATTCAGCCGATTCGAGATTCCTTCCTGTGGAGGGATTTGCACAAGGCTCATGGCAAATACAGTACAGGGATAATTTTCCTTGGCAATTTAATTTTGCCCCTGATCAGGACATTACGGCACTTATGAATGCTTCTTTATCTTCTGAACAATACAAATTAGGTAAAGATATTTGGGTTGGGAATGCTGGCCCATATATCGCTAAATTAGAAGCAGGACGATCTACACAAGCTCCATCAGGGATTATGCAACCTACATTGAATGAACTGATGCAAGTCTACCAATTAAACTTAAAACAATATTATGATAGAGGATAAGAATGTCATTGATTGATATAACAAAACCAGTCTCAGGCAATCCTACGACGCAATCAGTTCGAGATAACTTCGCAGCCGCCGCTGCCGAAATTGATGCTCTTGACTCGGCGGTTACAGCATTACAAGGTAGTGTTTCAGGATTTGATAGTCATTTAACTGACACAAATAACCCGCATGCAGTGACTAAAACTCAGATTGGTCTTGGGAATGTGGACAATACTTCTGACGTTAATAAGCCTATTTCTACAGCTACTCAAGCTGCCCTTGATGCAAAACAAAATACGTTAACGAATAGTGATGGATTATCTGAAGGTACAACTAATTTGTACTTTACTAATTCAAGAGTAATTTCTACACTTTTAGCTGGCCTATCTACTGCAACAAATGCAGTGATTACGGTAAGTGACACTATCCTGTCTGCTTTAGGGAAGCTTCAAAAACAAGTTTCCGATAACTTGACTGCACTGGTAAATCACACTGGGAACACAAACAACCCACACAGCGTAACTAAAACACAAGTAGGATTGAGCAACGTAGATAATACGTCTGACTTAAATAAGCCTGTTTCTACAGCAACTCAGACTGCACTTAATTCAAAGGCGGATTCTTCTGCCTTGTCTGCTCATGTAGTAGATACAGGGAACCCGCATGCAGTAACAAAGGCTCAGATTGGATTAAGTAATGTAGACAATACGTCTGACCTAAATAAGCCAATCAGTACAGCTACACAAGTTGCATTGGATGCTAAACAGAATGCATTGATAAATTCTGATGGACTTGTAGAGGGAACTACAAATATTTATTTTACTCCCTCAAGAGTTTTAAATACAGTTATCACTGGATTAAGTACAGCAACTAACGCGATAATTACAGCAAGCGATAATGTACTGTCAGCCATCGGTAAATTGCAAAAGCAAATCAGCGACAACCTCACCACGCTAACCAGCCACACCAGCAACACCAGCAACCCGCACAGCAGCACCGCCTCGCAAGTAGGTGCTGTGGCCAAAGCTGGTGACACCCTGACCGGCGCCCTCAACTGGTCCGCCACGCAAACCATCGCCAGCGCTGCCACCACAAACATCGGCGCCGCCACGTCAAACAGCGTCATCGTCAGCGGCACCACCACCATCACCGGCCTTGGCACCATCGCTGCTGGCGCAGAGCGAGTTGTGCAATTCAGCGGCGCGCTCACACTCACGCACAACGCCACATCGCTGATCCTGCCGGGCGGCGCCAGCATCACCACCGCTGCGGGTGACGTCGCCTACTTCGTCAGCCTCGGTTCTGGCAACTGGCAATGCACCGGGTATCAAAAAGCAAATGGGCAAGCGGTTGTGAGTGGCGGCGGCTCGCCGGGCGGCTCTACAACGCAAGTCCAGTACAACAACGCAGGCGTATTTGCTGGTGACACCGGCCTGACGTATGACCCCACCAGCAAAGCGCTGACCGTGGGTGGCGCGACCGTCACGACCAGCAATCCAGCGCTTGTGGTCAATCAGACAGTCAACGCTGGCGCTGTTGCGTTTACGGTGGCAAAGATCAACGTCACCAACACCGCAAGCGCCGCGACATCCAAGGTACTTGATGTACAAGTAAATGCCGCGTCTGTTTTGTCGGTGGATGTCAAGGGCGGGTTAACGCTTACGCCAGACGTAACCACGTATTCTGGAGCCAACAAAAATGTGGTTGAGTTCGGCGGCGGAGCGCCGCACGGTATCGCATACCAAACAAACGGATACACAGCTATTGCCGGTAATGATGGCGGCGGATTTGGAACAAAACTCCAAGTAAATAAATACAGTCGGATTCAGATACCGTCGTCTTATACGCTGGGTTGGTCAACCAGCAGCATCACAGCGAACGCAACCGTAGACACAGGGCTCACGCGCAATGCCGCAGGAGTTATTGAGGTCAACAACGGCACGGCAGGAACGTTCCGCGACCTCAAGCTACGCTCCCTCATCGCCACCAGCACGATCACCCTCGGCAACGTCACCGTCGCCACGCTGCCGACAGCGGCGTCAAACACGCACGCCATCGTCGCCGTGACAGACGGCAACGCCTTCCCAACCTATCGCGGCGCCGTCACTGGCGGCGGCTCAACCAAGGGCGTCGTGTACTGCGACGGCTCGTCATGGATGTGGCACTAAGGATAATCGAAAAGAAAACAGTTGCAGTATGTGGTAGATAATTATAAATATGGAGATAATATGACTATTGAAAAACAAACCGTCCCGTACTGCCTTAATATCGTCTGGGATGAGAGCGGCAAACTCAAAGGTGCTGCCTACTACGAGCAAGACATCATACGCGACGATGGTGTCATCATCAGTGCCAAACAGGGTGACGCACAGCCGGTCGCTGTGCTAGATCACAAAGGTGTTGATGTCACAGACATCATCGGACGCATTGGACAGGATGCCATCGCGCTTGCTGAGTCGAAAGACGCTGAACTGCGCGCGGCACAAGCCGACATGCAACGCATCACCGAAGAGCGTGACGGCTATCAGGCCCGTGTCACGGCGCTTGATGCGGAAGCAAACGCGTTGCGGGCAGAAATCGAAGCGTTGAAATCACCAAAGCCAATTCTACGTGTGCCGACTGCTGCACTATTGATCGTCATCGAACGTCATGAACTGACACCGCAGCTTAGCGCTATTCTTGCAGCGTTACCATCAGAGCAGCGGCGCGAAGTTGATTTGTATCTTAAGATGCCTTACACCTGGCGCGATCATCCGCTTGTCGCTATGGTGCAGCAGGCATTCGGGTGGGCTGATTCCGAAGTAGATGCACTATTTGCTGAGGCAGATCAAGTTTAGTGACTTCAAAACACTCATAGTGGTATTGGTTAATTTTATATTGTGAACAGGCAGATATGTTAAGTACATCATGGGATAACGGGAACACAATTTGGGATAACAATACTTCTTTTTGGGATTTTTTATATTCAAGTATTGTTTCACGAGTAAGAACTTTATTAATTTTTAAAGAAATTCGTAAATTATTTATTTTTTCGGAGAATCGTACTACTATTAGTTAAGAAAGTAAAGGGAAACATGACAACATACAGTACTGATAGTTCCGGTCGTTCAGTAATTGATAAAGACCCAGATGCTATATTAGATTATTCTATTGATTTGACAGACTGGCTCACAGATTCTGCCGACACCCTACAAAATTTGCAAGTTATTGTAAACGGTTGTACTTTAATGCAACATTCATTTACAGGTGCAATTTGTACTGCATGGCTAGCAGGAGGAACAGAGGGACAATTGGCTTCTTGTACTTTTCGATTCAGTACTGTTGGCGGTAGAGTAGACGATAGAACAATCTATTTAAAAATAAAATCTAGATAATGGAGTAAATATGCAGCTAATTCAAGATGCTAAAAAGGCTTATGAGCAGCGTCTTATTGCTGCATTCCCTACAATCAAAATTGCTTTTGAAAATGTAAAATTCGACCCTCCATCTTCGCTATACCTAGCTGTTAATTCTCTAATCGACAACCCAACAGATGTTGTTTTAGGTGATAACTATTTTAGAGAAAATATTATTCTAAATGTTTTTGTTGTTGGTGAAGCTAATACAGGAACTGGTGCAATTCTCACAAAAGCTGAAGAAGTCCGGGAATTATTCAAAAAAGGGACATTTATCCTTCAAGGGACATCAAGAATCTATGTCTTAACTACACCACACATTATGGGTACTACTGAAACATCTTCTCGTCCAGTTTGCCTAGTGCAGATTAGGATTACAGTAGAGGCTGGCTAATTTGATGTTGTAATAAAGTTTTAATATTGAATTTGAGCAATTAGAGCACTTCTACGGGTGCTCTTCTTATATGCAGGAAATCGTAGCCCTGCATTTATTTTTCGTTAATTAACAAAAAGGAAATAAATAATGGCTTTAGCCAAAGGTGTAAATAAAAAGGTAGCAGTGAAAAAAGAAACAACATGGGGTACGCTTGCAGGCGCTTCTGGCGCTAAGTATCTTCGTCGTGTAACTGCAGGTTTTAATCTTAAAAAAGAAACTTATGAATCAAACGAGATTCGCACAGACTATCAAGTAGCTGATTTCCGTCACGGCGTTCGTTCTGCTGAGGGGACACTATCTGGTGAGCTTTCTCCGGGGTCATACGCAGACTTTATGGCTGCTGTGGTAGCAAAGGATTTCGCTACTGTATCAGCAATTACGGCTCTAACTCTCTCTATCGCAGCGGCAGGTACACTTTACACTGTTACTCGTTCTGCTGGTGACTGGATTGTAGACGGAGTTCGTGTAGGTGATGTTATTGCTCTTTCGGGTGGATCATTGAATGTAGCAAACGTCGGTAACAATATTGTTGTAGTAGCGATGACAAGTACAGTACTAACTGTTCTATGCACATCGTCAACTGCTCTTTTTGTTCAGGCTGGTGTTGCTGGATGTACAGCAACAATCCGTGGTAAGACAACGCTCGCTCCTCTGACTGGGCACACGGATGACAGCTTTACATTTGAAGAATGGTATTCTGATATTGCACAATCAGAAGTATACACAGGTAATAAAGTAGGGTCAATGGCTGTGAAGCTTCCTGCTACCGGTCTTGTGACAGTCGATTTTAACTTCATGGGTAAAAACCTTGAACAAACAGGAACAAGCCAATACTTTACGAGCCCTACTGCTGCTGGAACAACTGGTATTTGTGCTGCTGTTTCAGGTGCGTTGATTGTGAATGGTGCTGCTGTTGCTGTTGTTACGTCAATGGACTTCACTGTTGAACGTGGTCTTGAAGCTGCTAACGTAGTTGGTTCAAACTTCGCTGCAAGCGTGTTTACTGGCCGTATTAAGGCAACAGGAAATATGTCTGTGTACTTCCAAGACGGTGTGTTCCGCGATTTGTATAACAATGAAACAGTAGCCTCTGTCGTCGTAGCTCTTTCAACAGATTCTTCAAAAACTGCTGATGTGATTACATTCACATTCCCTCGTGTAAAGCTAGGGTCTGGTTCGAAGAATGACGGCGAAATGGGTACTGTCCAAGATAGCTCCTTTGTAGCTCTTCTGAACACAGATACAACTGCTGGTCTTCCTGCAACAACAATTAAAATAAACGATACGGCGGCCCCCTAATTGAGTGTACGGTCATTAGACTTTAGTTAGTCGGAAAACTACTAAACCCTCCTTGGATTTTTCCTTGGAGGGATTTTTTTTTTGTTTTTATTTAGCAAACACTTGATTTCTGAAATATTGTATGGTATAATTAATGCTTAATTTCCGATTAACAATAACTTACAGGAGGAATGCTAATGGCATTTGATCTATCTAAAGTAAATCTGCAAGCTTCATCAGAAGTTGGACACGAATTTCAATTAAAACTACCGGATGGAACACCTATTGATGGTGTATTCATCAAAGTTCGTGGAGCCAATAGTAAGATTGCACTTGATTTGCAAAAAAAGAAATTTAATGAACATCAGGTTCGTCAAGCAATGGCAAAGAAACGAGGGAAAGAACCTGATCCTCTGACAATTGATGAAGTAGATGCTCTCTCGGTTGAAACGGCAGTAGCTCGTACTATTTCTTGGCGAGGTATTGAGCAAGATGGTAAACCAGTGCCTTTCTCTAAAGAAGAAGCTGAACGTATTTATAGTGATCCGGGGTTTGCTTGGATTCGTGAACAAGTTTTGGAGGAATCGAATATCGTAAACAACTTTCTCTAATGAAGAGATAGAGCAAGCGAGGGATTTCGCTGAACAAGAGTTCAAAATGTCCTCAAGTACAAAGGACGGCACCACTATTAGGGATCAATTAAATAACGTATGGAGACAAACCGGGGTTAAGCCGAAAGAGCTTGATCAGTTGATTGAACTCCCTGAAAGTTGCAAACTATGTTGGAACTGGTTCTTGTCTTTGAATCGGACAAGACCAGTCTCGATGCAGGCTTGTGCAATTACATATCTAGAAATAAAAGCATTCTTTGATCTTCAAGGAATTGAACCACAACCAGAAGAAGTTGATATGATTGTGTTGTTCGATTCTATTGCAATGAAAGTAATGCAGGAAGAGCATAAGCGAAAATTACCTAAAGAAAAAGGAAAAGAAGAATAACTTAAAGCCCCTTGATTGGGGCTTTTTATTCGGTGCTAGAAATGGACTTAACAAAACTAAGATTTAACGTCGATACGGTTGCACTCGACGAAGCAATTAAGAAGCTAGATGAAGTAGCAGCAGCCACAAAAAGAATTTCCAAAACCTCAGTATCGACAGGTACTGGGGCTTCTGACGTTGCCGCAGCAGCAACAAAAAGAGTTAAAGCTGAAAAAGATATACAAAAAGCTGTTGAGGAAACAGCAGAGAAATCAGGCAAAGCAGAGTCAAATTATGTAAAGCGTTTGATTGAAACTGAACGCTTAAAAACAGAATTCATGGCTGCTGAAAACAGTCGTGGGACGTCGGCTATTTTGGTTCGCGCTAAATTAGCTAAAGCTACCGAAGAAGAAATTAAGCTTCTTGAAAAGTACCGTGACACGCAGCAATCACTTATCGGCGGTGATGCTTTCGATAAATCAGTTGGGGCACTGAAACTATTTAAACAGGAATTACAAGTAACTCGTGAAGTTGCTCGACTAATGAACCAAGAACTTGGTTTGTCAGTAAATCAACTAGAAAAAGTCGCCAGAGATAAACTTCGTTTTATCGAAACTACTAAAGCCCAAGGGTTGTCGATGTTCGGAACCCGTGATGAAAATGGCAACGTAGTTAACCGTCAAACACAAGAATTACAACGTCTACAAACTTCTCTAATTGGTGTAGCACAGGCCGAAAATCGTCTTCGTAATTCGATTGATGAACGGGTCAAGGCAGAGCAAGATTCTGTACGTGCTACAAATTTTGTTACAAAAGAATTAAATCGAGTTGAATTTCAGGTACAAGAATTAAATGGAACTCTTGGTAAGAGTGCCACGAATAGCCTATTCAAATTTAAAACTGCTCTTGCTCAATCAGGACTTACTGCTGATGAGCAATTAGCTGCACTAAAGCGTTATGAATTAGCTATTGAACAAATTAATAAAAAGACAGTTAACTCTGACAAACAAGTAGACTATATTACTCGTGCTGTAGGACCGCAAATTACAGACATCTTTGTTGGCTTATCAACAGGACAATCTCCTATGACAGTCTTGTTACAACAAGGTGGGCAATTACGAGATATGTTCGGTCAAATGAAGATCGAAGGTGAAGATATGGCGAATGTTATGAAAAGCGCTATGTCTTCTATGCTCGTATCAATTAAAGACGTAGCAAAAGCTATGGGTCTGCTTGTCTATGGTGCTGTGAAAGATAGCGCTCTTTATCTTGGAAGAATGACATCAAACTTGCTTGGAGTAAGCAGAGCTTTTGATACGATTCAAAGAAATGCAGCAGCAGACGTATTTAATGGTGTTGCTGGAGCATCAGATAGGTTAGCAGCATCGCTTAGAATGCAGGCGTATGTAACCGGTGCTATGTCGGCGGGGATTCTTTTAGTTATTACTGGGTTA